CCACCAGGTGTGACCATAATGGTAATTAATTTAACAGGAACAATCTCAGTTAATTCATAGTATGCAGCAGCATAGAATGTTTCCTGAACGAAGTAGTTTTCAAGCCACTCTTCTGGCTTAATCTTTTCGGAAGTCTTAAAGTCTATAACGGCAAGTTCTCCTTCATACTCTCCAATACAATCAACTCGTCCAGCAAGTCCAAGATACTCGGAGTAGAGTGTGCGTTCAATCGCATGAATATTATTTATCTTATCCAGATAAGGTTTCGCATGATAGAACATAAACTTTGATATGGGTTGGTAGGTTTCCCACACAAGTTCTTTATTCTCCAAATAGTCCTGACAGACTTGGTGGAAATCAGTTCCTCTTGCTGTTGCTCTTTTTGTAATTCGGTTTGCCTCTTCAAGACCTACACGCTTCCTCCACTTAACAAAAATTTCACGATTATAAAAGGAGGTAACAGAGGTAATAGAAGGAACCCACTTACCACTTGGCAAGTTGTACAAACGAATACTCTCTGTAGTTTTACAATTTAACTCAAGGTCACCCAAGTAATTATGATGAACAAATGTCATACACCGATTTCCATTTTTGCAATAATATATTCTTTAACAAATCCAGACCTTACAATATCATCTACACCAAATTCAACAATATCAATTGATGGCATTACTCTTAGTATTCTCATAAAATCAATGATGCCATTCTTTTCATTTGTCTTTACCAAGTCAGATTGTGTGGCATCACCACAGAACATAATTTTAGAATCTTCACCAACACGAGTAATGATAGAATCAAGTTCGTGAAAGTTTAGATTCTGAAACTCATCTACAATAATGATTGATTTATCTAAAGTAGTTCCTCTAATAAAAGAAGTACTCCAAAAACTAATTGTTCCTTGAGTTTTAAGGTTACCATAAAGCATTTCAAAAGACGCTTCATCAGGCAACTCAAACATATACTTTACCATATTCTTGTAAGGAATTTGGTAAAGAGAGGATTTGTCTTCGTGATCACCAGGAAGAAAACCAATTTCTCTAGTAGCAACAAGTGAACGAACTATATAAATTTTTTCATATGGTGTTCTCTCATCTAAAACATCTCTAAGAGCATTATAAAGAGTAATAAAAGTTTTACCTGTACCAGCACATCCATACGCAACAAGATTTTGATTTTCTTTATAAGAATCAAAAAGTATTTCTTGATTCTTTGTAAGAGGTTCAATCACTCTCATTATATCTTGATTGATTGGCTTCTTGCGCTTCATTTGTCTAGCAGTCAATCCAACCCCAATTGGTTGTTCGTCTTTTCTTCTTCGTGACATATAAGTTTAAACCGGTTTTACATTAGATCCAGGAACTTTTGATGCCCGGTGAAGCACATCATTCCATCCAGGATGAGATTTTTTAAGTTTATCATAAATTTCCCCCAGTTCTCCAGACGCAGGGCAAGTTGATGGGTCGGACCAATCACGATCCCAATCAGAGTTATCCTCTTTCCATTGTTCCCAGGCATGAACACTCAGAACAACTTCCTTATGTTCACCTGTAACTTTATTATAAACGGGATAAGTTGCCAAATTTAGTTCTCCATAGTATGTAAGAGTATTTATTCGAGAGTAATAGAAAGTGCATCCACACATTCAGGACAATTCTCACGAGTCCAACCAAGTGCTTCCGATACAGCAGGAAACTCGCAGGTAAAAATACAACGAACTGCTTCTGCGATTTCCATATGTTCCTTCTGTGTTCCGTGAGAAGAACGAAGATCGATGTAATGTATCCAGGACCGCACAGAGCCCGTCATATAGAGTCGTGTGGGGGTTGCAAGGGGCAGGACGAACCTTGCACACTCCTTTGCCACACCTTGTGTCAGAAGGAAGTTATATACGTCTTGAGCGTCACGGAAGAGGTCTTGAATCATTTTATTCATGACAAATACATTTTCTTCTTCAAGATCATTAATGGAGTTCTGACGATTCTTATCATCCTGACGACGCAGTTCCGGAAGAGGAATCTCTTTTTCTAACCAATTCACATCAGCATATCGTTGTGAAAATTCTTGATATGTGAACGATCTATGACGTAAAATTTGAGCAGCAATACCACGAGAAGTATTAATCTCCACAGTCATCGTTGCCTGCTCAAAGATACTCCAATGTTGATGTTCAATACAATACTTTAGCAGTCCGGCAAATTTAGTATTCTGTTGATTTTCTGGATTACTTACTCTTGCACAATATGCCATATGCCTTTCAGCATTTGGAGTTACTGTTAAAAGTTTTACTTCTGATTTCATAAATTTAAATTCTGCATTTTCAATCATCATCGTCCTCAAAAATTTCATCGTAGTCAGTAAGATGTGATAATATTTCTTCGTACTTATAAGCACCTACATCAGAATAAATTTCTGCTTTTAGAGAATCAACCAATAATTCAAGATTACGCACGATCAATTTAAGTTTCTCTTTATTCATAGTTAAAAGACCTATCACAAGTAATTATACACAAAAAAAAGAGAGAAGTCAATGTAACAGTTGGTACAATTTATCTCTCAATATAAGTCAGTTTATGATCGGTTGCACAAAGTTGTTGAATAATAATGTCACATCCAATTTTAGGATTTGAGTCCCCACAAGTATAAACATCCACTGCTGCTCTACCTTCTTCTGGCCAGGTATGAATGCTTATATGACTTTCTGCTAATAGACAAACAACAGTAACTCCTTGAGGATTAAACTTTTTTGAAATTGTTTGTATTACAGTAGCTCCACTTGTGATTGCTGCATATTCTAATAAATCTATAAGACAATACTCGTCATTCAAAAGAACATACGAGCATCCATAAAGATTTAGTAAATAATGTTTACCCATTAATCTAGAGAATTATTCTCTGCTTCTTTGATCAATGAACTTATAATTGTTTCTGTTCCGTCCATTGTTTTAATTGTATAGAGTGATGATTTTTTATATTTTTTAATTTTTTTATATTGTTTGAGAAGTTTATCTATTTCATTATTAGAAATATTTATTTTTAATTCTTTTTCATCATCATTAGGGACAAATCCAAGACCACTTTTTTTTGTTTCTTCTTCCGAATCCACATAATCATTAATGATCTCTTGAATTTCTTCTCTGATAAGAGAATTTATTTGTGCCTTAAAAAGTTCAACACTCATTTTCCTTTCCGTTTCTTTTCTGGTTGTTTATATCCCCACATTCTTGGACTGATTCTTCCATAACCAAACTCAATTTTCTGAACTGCCCCTGAACCGTACATATCATAATAGAAGTCAAACAAATCAGATTTTTTCCCAGATCTAGTTAAATCAATATGAGTTTCTTCATTCACAACATACCAAATTAAGTATGCATCATCTGGAAAGGATGGGTCTTTAGATTTTTCAATGGTTGTTTTTTCAAGAAGAATTTCACATCCGTATTCATTGGAGGAAATCAGTTTTTCTTCTTTTTTGTTTTCTTCCACTTTCTTTTTCTGTGGTCTCTCTGGTGCCGCAGTAGTCATGAACGATTGCCCCACTGAATATCAGGAAAAGCTTCCTTTACATTTTCAAAAGTTACCTTGTAATTATCTGTAAGTTTCTTATCTTTTGTGAGAATTAATAGTTGTGCTTCTTTTGGATGAAGTCCTTGAAGAACATTAATAAACATCATCTCTCTGCGAATTGTTGAAAGTGTATCATTTCCACCTTTCACAAAGTGATAAAGGTTTTGATACTCTCTGCGAAGAGATGTACGTCCCCTTCCTTGAAGATCTTGAACAGTTGCGGATTCTCCACCAGCAACTTCTTTTGAAAGATTATCTGAGAGAGATCCAGAGTAAACATTTTGATCCTTTACATCTCCATAAGGAACCTCTCCTGGTGGAAGAACCGAAATTACAGTGGAATCAAAATTCCAAATTAAAATTGCTTTAAGTGAATCATGTTCATAAGTTTTTAGAACTTCTACTTTTTTAGCATTACTTCTTTGTTTTGAAGCAAGTTCTAAAATTTCAAACACAAAAGGATTTGTTGGAAGAATTTCAATTGGTTTTTCAATCGTTGTCTTCGTCTTCGTTGTTGTCATAGTCATAATCGTTTTCAAAGTGTACAGATACTATTTCGTCGGGAATCACATTACCATTTTCATCAAAGAATTCTGGATGTAAGTAAGGAGGTCTGGATTCTAATACATGTCGGTAGGTTAACCATCCAATTATACTTCCTACCATAAAAAATAGTAAGGTGAACATTACACTGAATGCTACTACGTATACTGGTTCCATTATTCGTCTCCAGAAAGTTGATTTTTTCTAATGTCAAAATGAAATTCTATAAAGAAATGAAACTCTCGTTGAAAGAGAGAAATCATTTTACCAAACTTTACCTGAAAAGTTTTTGGTTCGGATTCTCTCCTCCTTTTATTTCTAAGTAATAATTCAATACCCCGATTGATCTCGGGTTCTGAGTTATTTAGGTTGCTTCTTTCGTCTTCCTGGTCGTTTATCATGACTATACTTCCATGCATCTTCTAAAATACAATACAAATAATTTCGAATCTTTCTTACTTCTGGTTTGGAAATGTGTCCGTATCCTTCACGAAGTTGTTTGTGAACATTATCATCACCACCCTCAAGATAATCATCAAGGTCCATTACAAGATTACTGATTTCACTTGCAGTAGAACTCTCAATAAATTCTTCTATTTCTCTTCTTAGAATCCCTTTAATTTTTAAATAATCATAAAATTTCAATACAAACTTACCTTTAAAAGCAAGATCAATTGCTTGCTTCACATCATAATAAACTTCATGAAAGGTTGATTCCATTATACTATGTTTTGCTCCTGTAGATATCGGACAGTATCAGTGCATCCACCAAGTTGTTGTTCATCATTTAAAATAACTTGGGGGAATGTAGAACCTTCTCCAAACTCGGCATAAAAATCTTCACGATTAAAATGTTCTCCAAGTGTATAGACAACGTGCTCTAGGTTTGCTAATTGTAGCACCTGTTTGATTTGGCAGCAATAGGGGCAACCATCTTTGGAGTAAACTGTAAATTTCATAATACTAACTTGCGTTGCTTCTTCTGGGTCTATAAATGTATAAGTCTTGAGATTTTTCTGGTCTTATCCACTCATATAGTTTATATAGTTTTTCTTCTGTAAAAAAGTCTTGCGCGAAGAACCAATCTTCCCAATGGGTGTGTCCTTTGGATTGATTACAAGAGTGACAACAAGCAACTATATTTGTTTTAACATCAAGTCCACCTTTGCAGTGTGGAAGAATGTGATCGAGTGTAATGTTTTCTTCTGACCCACAATAAGCACACTTGTGTTCCCAGTGGTCTTTTATATTTGCCCTCCACATTCTTTTCGCTTCTGATTTATTTGTTGCTTGAAGATTAAACAAATAGTCCTTGAAGGAGTGTGGAGGAACCATAAGTATTTGCGACTTATGAATATTTATTCTTAGTTTTCATAACTTTTATCAACTCGTTATTATCTATATTCAAAATCACATGCAAGTACGTATCTTTTAGAATTTGATTGTACTTGGTTGGTGTATAAAGATTATACCACGTATCTCTGATAATTTCTGCAAGTTTGTATGGAGTCTCTGACGAAATCATAGTAGTGACATTAGAAAGAGGAACACTCCGAATG